GCATGCATAAGCTGTGCATCCGACATAGCCATCTTTGTTTTCTGTTTGTTAGCGTAAATTTTACTGCCAGCAGAAACGGCTAATTTAATTGCCGATAACCACATGTTAGTACCAAGTAGCTTTTACAGGTTTCTTGTCAGCTCTCATTGCTTTAGTTCCTTTAACAGTCACAGTCTGTGATTCAGTACCACTAGTCATTTCGATAGTTTTACCGCCTGTTGAATAACCATCCGGACCACAACCAAGTTCTTTTTCGATCTTGACGTCGTCGTTCATGAAAGTTGATCCTCTTTGCCAATCTTTACTCATAATTTTCTCCTTAATGATTTATTATACTTAATTTTTCTTAAAGTTTCTACCAAAATCGAATCTTTTACTAGCAATAGACATTTCTTGTTTTTCTAAAGAAGTATCTGCTCTTAAATTAGCCAATTCTTCGTTTTGTTCCAGTTTTTCATCGTGATGTGTGTCATTCATTAGCGCTTTCATCTTATCTATCTCAGTTCTACTGTTATTATAAGAGTTTCTATCTTCATTTTCTTTAGCTTTTAAGTCTAATTCTCTAGATTTAATTTTAATCAATGGATCTCCGCCCGCTTCACTACTAATCTTATCTTCTTCTTTAGCATAGTCCATAGTTAGCTCTGCAATTAGAATAGCTTTTCTTGCTTCTATTTGATTTGTAAGTTGTTGTACTCTTTGTTGCATCTGCATAGCGTTAGGATCTTGCATTGCTGCAGGATTTTGCATTAACGGTTGTAGTTGTTGTTGAATTTGTTGCATCTCTTGTAACTCTTCTACAAATTCTATTTGAACTTGCTCTTGAGCCATTAAACTAATGTGTTCTAAAATATTTTTTTGCATTGCAGCCATTGCCATAGGACTATTTTGTACCATAGAGATAGACATGAAACTTAAATGCGCATCAATGTGTGCTTTGTGATCTTGTCCACCAAATGCTTGAAAAGGTTTTCCAGATAAAGACATAATATGTTCTAAACTCGGATCCATTGGAATTGGTTTAGCTGGTGGGGGTAAAATTGCATTAACGTCTTTTACTCCTAACGCATCATACATAGATCTATATGCTTGATATAGATTATGTAGTTGAGGATTTGATTGCGCTAGTTGTAATTGACTTTGTGCCAAAGAAATTCTTTGAGTTTGAGAAAAAATGTTTGGATCTGCAACTGGCAGAACATCTATCTTGTCATCAAAGTCGGCAACTTTAATTTGTCGAGCTGCACCAGGTACATCATAAGGATATACAGGTGGTAAGTAAGTTTTAAATACTTCAGCCAACAATTTAAATTCTGATTTCATTCCAACATATAATCTTTTATGGATTGCAGACATTACACGAGAACCACGTTCAAGAAGAGCAACAGTTGTACCAACTGCAGCGCCTTGATTTCCATCACCAACTTGCATGTCAGCAATACTCGCAAATCTTTGTCCAGCATCAACTACTACACCCATTAATTGTAATAAAGTTTGGTCTGGTCCTTTAAAAGGTAGTTGCATAAATTGATCTTTAATATTTCCACCAGGAACATCTACATCTCTAAATTCTCCAGGCTGTAATGGTTGTGCATCGTCTCTCATTCTAACACCTCTGGTTTTAAAACCAGCGGGTAAGTTAGCTAAAGTTCCTGCATCTAATAATTGTCTTAATGCAACAGTTGCAGTACGTGATAATCCACCGATCATGTGAATTAAACCTAAACCATAAAAACCTAAACCAGGTAAAAATTTAAAATGTACAAAATAACTTATTTTTTTCTTTAATGGATCTTCTTCTTTAAAATTTCTTCTAATAGATAATATTTTACTATTCGCTTCATCGATAGTTACAATGTAAGGTAATTTAATTCCTGTTGGTTCTCCATCTTCTGGATTAACATCCTCAAAACCTTCTAAATCTAAATCAACATGCATTTCTAAAATAGTAAACATATCTGCAGAACCGTTTGCTTGAATACCTTCTAGTTCTAGTTCTTTTTCTTTTAATGCATTTTGTTGTACAGGAGGATCACCAAGATCAATGTCTTTATAAAAACCATTAATCTGTTGTTTACGTAAATCATTCTCTGAAATTTTAATTACATGAATAATTGCTTCTGCATCTTCTAATGAAGTTGCACTATAAGGTACAACTAAATCTTCAGAGGGAATAAATTTAGATACTGCTCTACCTAGTAAATCATCATAGTAAACTTTTTTAAAAGTAGAACCAGACAGGGGTAGGTAAAATAACATTTGATCAAATTCAGGTTCATACTCTTTCATTTGATCCATAATTTGATAATTCATAAAATCTTTAACTCTTTTAGATTGTTCTTCTTTTTCAACTGTAGTTGCTCCTAAAATTTGAGTTCTAACAGGACCATCTGCTGGTAATAATTCTTTGTAAGCTTGTGCTTGAAATTGTGTAACTGCTTCTGCTAATACTGGGTGAGTAACTGAACTAGCTCCTCTAAAAGGTTCTGTTCTAGTTACATATTTAAAACCTAAAAGGTTTAAACCTTCTCTATAACTTTCAGCCCATTCTGATCTTGCTTCTTTATAATTTGTAAATTTTTCCATTAGCTCGGATGCCATGGGGTCTGTCACACTATCTTCTAAAACTTCTGCTATATTATCAAAATGACCAACACTTTCTGCTTCAGTAGCGTTTGGGTCAAAAGAAACTTCTGCTCCACCATCTTCAGTCATGTCTATTTCAACAGGTCCTTCAGGGGTATCAATTACTTCTGCTTCTTTTACTTGTTCAATTTCAATTTCTTCACCCAATGCATCGGGATCCATATTTGGTAATGATTTGTCTATAGTAGCCATAGGGATATTCTATCTTCTTTCAATTAATTTTTCAACACCTGCTTTACTCTTAGCAGGCCTTGGTTTAGTTGTCAAACCAATGATACCACCATCGGCTTGTTTAGTTCTTTTAGTGTTTTTAAATATTTCTATAATTTCATCATTGCCTTTGCCTTTATTCATCATTTTAAAAGCCTCATCTAAAGTAGCTAGTACTTCAGCTTTTCTTTGTGGGTTATCATCAATTAAAATTTTTTTAATTAAATCATCTGAAATTCCCGGATACTTTAATTTTATCTGTGCTGCTTCACCATTTTTAGTAAAATTCATCTCATCTAAATCAATCATACCTTGACTGATATCTATATCTTTCATTTGATCCATTTGCGTTCCAAGATCAAATGTAGATAGTTCTTCTATCTCATCTCTTGTCATTAATCTTTTATCACCACTTTCTTCCATAACTTCAAGTTTTTTTTCTAAAAATCTTTTTCTAGCTGGAGACTTGTCGCCTGCCACAGGATCTAATTTACCCATTTTAAATTGATTATACATATATTCCATTTCAGAATTATGTTCTTTTAATATAAATTCTAATTCTTCTATGGTTTCATCTCCATAAACAAAAGTGTTTTCAGAATCATTTAATATGTCTGCATAATAGTCATAGTCAATATTACCGTCTTCATCAAATTTACCAGGCTTACCAAAGTTTTGCATTTTGTTTCTAACAATTGATTTTTCAGGTGTTGGTATATTTGCAAAAGGTAAACCATAAGGTTGTTCTTCTGTAACAGTTTTAATAGCGTCATCACCAAATTTACTTTTAATAGCTTTTAGTGCTGCTTGTAATGCTCTAGGAAGTCCGCCTCTAGCAAGTTCTACTCTGCCCCCCATGGCAAATTTTTTCTTGTTAATAAATTCTTCTAAATTTGTAATACCACCTGTAATACCTTCTTGTTCTTCTCTACCCATAGGTCCATAGACTTCTTCAGCTTCAAATATATCAGAAACAGTTTTGCCTTTTGTAGATTCATCCATTGTATTTACTTTTTGCATCATAGATTTTGTACCTGAATCTGCTTCAAACAATACTGTTGTATCTCCACTAGCTTTATCTACTTCTACTAAAATATCAGCTCTGTCTGGGTGTTTAAAAGTAGCTATTCTATCTGCTTCGCCAACTTGTGTACCTTCATCCATAACTTTTTTAATAACAGAATTAAAAAAATCCATACCCATACTTTTACCTTGTGCAATACCTTCACGCACAGGAGCAGATTTAAATACGTTTAAATATTTTCCCAATGCCGGTGTTGCAGCCAATACGCCAAGGGCTTTTATAAAACTTCGTCTATTCATCGTTAAATAAGTTGTATATCATACCTTCTTCGTTTTGATAATTTTTAT